AAGCGGTAACACTAATTAGTAATACTCAAGCTTAAAAATGGCAGCTGGAGATGTAACAACTCTAGGACCTTACGCAACTAATAGTACTGGTATGACCGCAGCTGATACAGCATTAACAGCAATTCAAAGTGGAGCAGCTTCTGATAAAGTCATGACAGTAATGGGAGCAAACGGATTAGAGTTTTGGCTTATTTGGGTAGAAGGTGCATAAGAAAAATGGCAAAAGAAACAAGACTAAGAATAGCAAAAGCAGAGTACGCAAAAGGAAACATGGAACATCCGTACGTTACTGAATTTATGAGCGTTCTTAAAAAGAAGAACGGAAAGAAAAAATGACAGGCGGCGGAGTAAATACTGAAGTACTTGCACCTAAAGAAATAGATGCATCCGCAGTAGCAGTAGCTAACGCTTCAGCAAATGTTTCAATTAGTAATGTAGCACCAGCAGCAGTAGGAACTGCAACCATAAGTAAATGGATAAAAGTTGTTATCGGCGGAGTAGATTATTACATTCCAGCATGGACATAAGCTTTTTATACTAGTATTTCTTTAATATTTTATGCCAAGACCTAATAAAATTACAAATATGTTCAAACCAGCTCCAGCAGTAGAAGCTGGAACTATTAAATATGATAATCCTAGACAGAACATAGACCCAGCAATAGTTACACAAGATGTAACAGCAAAAAATATATTATTCGATAGTTCTAACCACATTAAATTTAATGGAGCAGATATAAGATTAACAACCCCCACACTTTTTGTAGGCGGTGATGTAGATATATTAAATGGATTTTTAGAAGTAAATGGAGTAGTAATTAATCCAATTACAACATGGACACATGGAGACACAAATGCAACAGCAGCTGGGGGAAATATATTTCGTATGCCAGTAGAGGGGAGAGCAGTTACAGTATCAACAATAACTGATGGAATTTCTGGACAAATTATTACATTAATAGGAAATGGATGTAATTATACATTCAATGAAACTGGTAATATTATTTTAGGGGGATTAGGCACAACAAGAGTATTACGGACTAATGATATTTTACAATTAGTTTATGAAGGGAGTAACTGGTTAGAAATAGGATGGAATAATTTATAATGATGAATAAAAAAGATTTTATTAACGGAGAAGTTTATAGGAAAGGAGATTATTTAATAATTAAAGACACTAGTGTTATGTGTTACTTAGAAGAAAATGGTATTAAAGAAGCAACATTAAAACTCTGCAAAAAAATTAAACCAAAGAAAGTATTAGAGATAGGTTTTGGATTAGGGTTCACAGCGACGACGTTTCAAGACTACGGAGTAAAAGAACATACAATCATAGAAGCACATCCATTGATTTATAAAAAAGCTAAAGAATGGTCAAAAAATTATAATGGAATAAAAGTAATAAACTCATTCATACAAGAATTTAAATATGACGAAAAAGATTATGACTTAGTCTTTGATGATAGACACGAGTTAGTATATCCTTTAAATGGAGACATTACACCGAGATATAAAACAAAAGACATGGAAGAATGGCAGACGGATTTAATGTAAGATACACTAATAGAGATATAGTGAATAAAATAAATGAAGTTAAGGCATCCATAATTAAACTAACAGAACACGTTAAACAAACTAATGGAAGAGTATCTATATTAGAAAGTTCAAAATATAAAATTTGGACAACACTAATCTCAGCATTATTAGTAATAATGGGATGGATTATCATGATAGCTCTAAGAACCAATTGACGTAAGATAAGCATAACAGAGAGAGAAACTCTCTCTCTGGCTCTCTCTTGTGCTAATGGCTATTGGGTTTTGGGTTTATATAGTTTTCTACTTACTTGCCAACTTGACAAAGACCGACAATACATTTAAATAGATAGGTTTACATATTAAACTATAAACTTAAGGAGTTGAAAACAATGAAACAACAAATAAAAATAGATGAAATAAACGTAAAGGAATCACAAGCGGGAACAGAATTTGCATCTGTTAAATATCTACCTTATGGCAGAAGTTCTCTAGTTGGAAAAGGAACAGAAGTTGCCACTTGTTGGGATAGAGATATTTACAACAAACTTAACAAAGACAAAAAGTATACTGTTGGAATAACAACAAGTAAAGATGGAAAGTTTAAAAATATAAGAGAACTTTATGACGGTTCAGACATTCCAAACGTTGAAGAAGTCTTCGGTAAGGGTGTGGAGTTAGTAAAAGAAGAAGACGTAAAAGCTGATAAGTTCGCCGATGCAAGAGCAGAAAAGAATAAGTGTATTTATACTGCATACGCAAAAGATATCTTTATAGCTTTGTTAGAGGCAGAAGAAAAAAAGCAACCAGATGAAAGAGAAAGAATGAAATTCCTCATGGATAGAGCAGTTTCACTGGTTAAACAAGCTGAAGGGGGGTTTTAATATGACTACCTACGAAGTTATAGCGACAGTTTATGTCCATGTAGACGCAGAAAACGAAGAAAAGGAAAAGCCGTTTGTATGGGTTAGTAAAGACGGTACAGTTGGTTTAAAATGAGTAGAGAAAGAATTAAAAAAAGGTTAATGGACTATAAATATCTAAAAGAAGAAACTCTATATATTGATGATTGGAATGATGATTTTATATCATTACAACCAAGTAGTCAATATAGTTTTTATGACTATGTTAATATGGATAAGATTAAACTGATAGTTAATTTTTTATTTAAAAATGGTATCGGTAGGGTATGGGTAGGAAATTGGATTTATAATAAGGAAGGTGTAAAAAATGAGTGACTATAACGGTTGGACTAATAGGGAAACTTGGTTGGTTAATTTACATTTTAACCCAGAAACCTTAGAAGATGTAGAGTATATTAAGGAAATAATAGACGGAATGAAAGATAAGATTTGGGAAAT